TTAGCGATTAGGCTACCTGCACCATCAACAAATTCAAAGGTTCTCGCAGCTTCATCAATCAGCAGGTTAGTACCAACGATTAGCTCTGATCTAGCTTTTAAAGTAGCCATATTAAATTTCCTTAGTTAAAATAATGTAATTACTATTAGAGTAGCGAGTTAAACCCCCACTCACTTGTTGTACTTTTTCAGAGCCGAAAGTAAACCCGTTTGGTAGTTTCAAATCTTCAATGGTTTCAAACTGTAGTCCTATAAACTTACCGTCTGTTGTTTCAATAATTTGTTTCATTAGTTATATGCCCTGTCTATTAAGAGTTGAACTGGAAGAGTTTGGTTTTCTCCTGCGAGGTAATAGCCATATGTATACTTTATCCCGTAGCCTGGCAGAATCACGCCAATATCCACATACTGCGCACCCACATAAACATACTCAAAATCATTAGCCGATTGAGCATCTACACTCGCAATAACTATGTTAGTGCCAGCCTCTAGAATAAATACGTCTGCGCCTGTCTGGTTCACCTGTACAGTAAGTGTTTTATCTGGTAGCGTAGTCCCAGAAGCATCTGTAAGCGCCCCTGTGGCCTTTGCTCCATTAAGTCTAGTTATGGTTGAGGTGGTTGTTATAGCGCCCGTGTAGGTGCAGCCATCTAAAGTTAATGACCAACTGCCAATATTAAGAAAGTCAATAACAAACATGTCATCATCGGCTGTGCTATTCACAGACTGTGCTAATTCATGATGGTAATAATCAAAGAGTGTTTGTGAGTCGGTATCTCCAGTAATTACTATAGATTTATTGGTAAAATCTAAAGTTATCCCAAGGATTGCTGATGCCTGTGCTTTAGTAGATACAAGCCTAGCGTTGTCACTAGCTCCTAGAAGCTCAACCGATCTTTCTGCATAATTTAGATTAACTTTCTTAATCGGTACAATGCCGTACTTTTTCACGTAAAGTGTAAATGGGTAATAGCTCACTGCACTAGTGACTGTTGTGCCTGCCCTAGTCCAATCACCGCTTAGGATTAACCCGTTTTCGTTATTGCCTATTGAGTTGGTAATGGTTCCATTTGAATCAGATGTTAGCGTTAATGTTTTAATAGGTTCAAAATTAGAATCCTTCCCTGTAGTCCATCCAGCGTTCCCGTCTTTATCCGCAAGAGCAAGTAGTACATTTGATAGTGGCAAACCCGAAGAGTCTTGAATAATAGGCTTGACAGAATAGCCCTCATAAATCGTGCCGTTGCCGTTGTTGTTGTACCATTTAAATGCGTTTGCAAAGCCATCTGGGAACTTTACATTCCAGTAGTAGGTTTCAGACTGAAAATTATACAGAAAAACTGGCCTGTCAAAGAAGGGGTCGTTGGGTGCGTCCCCAAAATATTGAACGTCAAAGAGGTCAGCCCCGTTAAGGACACGTTCAGCTCTTGCGCTTAACATACCAGAAAAAATCTTGTGACCAAAGCTATTGATAGGTGGCGAGAAGGTCATGAGTCCACTTCGTTCACCAACAAAGTTGCAATTCTTTGTATCCGTGCTGAAATCTTCTAGTAAAACGACATCTCTGAAATCACAGTCATAAGCCGTAAACTCTTGAGGCGCCCAATAATGATTCAGCCGTGTCAGTTTGTTTGCACCTACTGGGGTTCCCTGCATCTTGTTCACAAAATCCATGCCATAGAAACGGTTAGTACCTGCTAATTCTTGCTCTACATAGCCATTTTCGTGGTTGTTCTGGATCAGAGTGCCACCCTCACGGCCTTTGCCATCTATTGACATACCGAACTGCATGAAACCACCATACTTTGAAATAAGGTGTGTTTTGTCTGTCGGTAAAATTAAGGTGTTTTTAACTCCACCAAATACACCGCCTCCTTTAACAACAACATTGCCATTTTCAAATTGAACAGTTTTGCCAGCGGCTGGGCCAATATACTTGCAATCTGGCCCTCCTTGTAGGCTAACCATATCCGTAACATCGTAGCTAATTGTAAAGCCTGTTGTATTATCTGGTTGAGTCTCCCAATCTTCATAGACTGTAACAGTACTGGATGTTGAGCTTAGAACACAACGGCTTTGGCCTGCTCCTGTTCCACCTGTCAGATAGATAATTCTTGAAGCCCATGATGTACTAAAACCTGAACCTGTCAGCGTATTTACTGAACCTCCTGACGCAAAACCAGTGGCAAAGCCAGAATCGATCTCAATGTCTACACCATTTATATTTATACTCATTTAAGCCTCTGTTACGCTGGTCAATACGCCATTAGTGTAATTAAGTGTTTTTGTGATTATAAAGCCAGCAGAATTAGTATGCACTATCTGGGTTAAAGCGCCTGCTGTATATGTAAGCGCCTTTGTCGTTCCGCTGCCATACGTTATAAGCGTTAATACTCCAGCAGTATAGGTAAATACTGGGTTATTGAGCGTTTCCGTTGCTGATAGCTCGACCCACGCACCATTTTTAGAGATTACAGGGTATCCCCCTCTATCCCATAGAAGTACGCCATTTTCTGCTGCAGACTCAGTAGAACCTTTGTGCCTTAAGGCGCTACGCGTTGATGCTAGCCATGTTACTAGCCGTTGCGCCCATTGCTGCCAGTTACCACCTACAAGTGCTGGTGGCCTATCTTGGAGGCTCAACGCTTACCGCCTTGCTTAACTTCCAATCTATTAATACCAACACGCCAATCATTAGCACTAACCCCTTCAATGCGTATTCTGATTTGTCTGCCAGTGAAGCGTAGACTAGTGGGATTTGCCATATTAAATGGGCCGTATGTTCTTTCCAAATCGTTGGGATAAAATCTAGTTTTAAAAGTTGCGTCAACATCGCCCTGAGTTTTCTCATCTGGTATCATTTTAGTAACGGACATAACATTCTCACCATCACCAATAGATATTGGGCCTGACTCTGCAAATGGCTCTACACCATCATAGTTAAATCCGATTTCATGTTCATATATTTTGTAGGTCGTTGCTGAAGCCATTAGTGGTTGTCGGTACGCGCTTGCGTCTACACCCGATGTTCTATCCATCAAACCAATAGACCACGTTTTATCGTTGTAGTTAAATACAACATATCGGTCATTTTCATTAGAAGAACCTGAAGGATAAAACCACCATACCTCACCAAAGGCTTTGTTTGATATTGAGAATACTTTGCTAATCTGGCTATGGTTTATATCCGAAAATACATAATCACCAACATCACAATCAATTTCAGTTACAGATCCACCAGTGTATATGTAGAAAGACCTACGACCCATCCACATAGCCCCTATATCCACAACAGATACCGCTGCAGAGGACGCAATGCCACATGATGTTCCAACTCTCTCTATACCAAAAACGTAAGGTGGGCCACTGTATGTTGCTGCATGGGCATCAGTATCAGTAAGTATTAATGTCTGACCTTGAACCTTAACACCGCATTGTATACGCCCATCTGTCTGCAGTTCTATACTTCCAGCTTCGTTAGTCGCGGCTGCAGTCCATACAGTGTTGTCTTCACGGTCTGACCATGCAAGGTTGCGAGGATTTCCACCTGCACCTAAAGCCATTAGAAATCGCTCATCAGTCACTACAACAGACCTATTACCAGTAGGGGCGTTAGCAATAAGTGCAGCAGGAGTAGCGGCATTTAAGGCCCACTCATAGATCTTGCCATCAGCATTTGAACAGGCTATAAGGTTTTGACCCCAAGACTGCAAAGACCATGATGTAGCAGGTACAGTTAATAGAGTCTCCTGTCTAGGAACTCCAAACCTCTCAACCCCGTAATATGAGTTACCAAAGCCAATTGGATTGGTAGCATTTTCATCACCAACAGTAAGACCTGCTGGTGTTATATCTGCAAGAACACCGCCAGAGTTATAATAATAGAGCTTATTATATGTGCCTGCAGCAATGTAACGGGCCGATAAATTATCCATCCATGTATGCATACCACGGATCTTAGCATTAGCAGCGTTAGGGCTACGTGTACGCCATCCACCAATAGGCCGCAAAGTGTTATCGTGCCACCTTACCAGATTAGCATCACGCCACCGTCCAGACCCCTGCAGGTCTGTACCATTGCGGTAAATTCCTGCAGGTAGGTCTAAAGGGATTAGTGCCATAATTATTCTTCCAAAGAAGCCAAGTAAGCCGCTACAATTGCATCTGTATGAACCGCTGCGACAATTGCTTGAGTTTCTGCTGGTTCACCTGATAAATCATCGTTGGGTGCGATAACGTGCCGTGAGTAGCTTTTGCCACCTACTATGACACCATCATCTTCCACCCATGTTGCGTGTCTGCAATGTACGTGCTTGAACTCTCCTACGATTTCTGTTTTGTCTAACTGTGTAATTCTTGATAAAGACATAATTTACTTCCTTTGGTCTGTGCCTAGAATCCACTAGGCGTATTAGGTTTGGTTATTAATCGGTTTCATAGGCAAAGCTGAATATGCAATGACTACTTAAATTCGTCCCGATAAAATTGGCTCTAGTTGCGTCTGCTTTAAAAAACACTAAATCTGTCGAACTCTCATTAGATCTACATAAAGCAACATCTGTTGATTCCATATCCACAATACCCGTGCCATAACTATCGTTGCTTGCGACAAAAGGTAGCCCACTTAATTTAAATTGATTAGCATCTTTGCTAACAAAAGCACTAATGTACGCCATAACTGTAACTAAACGACCAACCTTAGTATAAGTGGCTTTGTTTACAGTAAAGCTAGCAGCGCCAGTTACAACGGTAGGTGTCCAAGTTCCCTCTTCGTAGTCGTCAAGGGTATTAGCCGCTGCGTAGGTACCTGCTGCTGTGCCTAGAGTTATTCCTTGGGGTACAATCATGTGTCCAGCGTCAGAGATGGTCAACGGGGCTGTATTGTCAGTCACGTTAACAATGCTAAAACCATTATTGGAAACACCAGCCTTACCTGAACCAACAGCAAATACTTTAGAGCCTTGGGTATTCTTGAAGGTTATATGAGAAGCTTGATCTGTTGCTGATGCACCTTCGATGGACACTTTACCCGCAGGAGAGAGAGTGCCAATACCTACGTTGCCACTTGAGTCTATATTTAAAGCAGAGTTAGTAAATGTAGTGTTGCCTGCTGCTGTTGATGGAGTTATAGAAAATGTTTGAGAAGCGTGGGTTGCCATGCCAATTTGCCAGTTTACCTGTGGCGAGCCATCCTGAAATTTGTAATGTGTTTTTAGACCTGAACCGCTTTCACCCTCAACTGTTAAGGCTGTGCCTGCACTATTGCCACTATTTACTGTTACAGTGCCAGTTACGTCTATTCCAGTGGATGTGGTTCTTATTTGCTCCACC